TATATTATGGCCATATACATTTAGCATTTTTTCTCTATTGCTATCATTTGGAAGACGCTTTAGAGCATCAATAATCTTGCAAGTTTTGTTTGCTAGTTGATAGTGGGAATCTCCCCAATCTGTATAGCTCAAACTAACAAGATTAATTGTATCGTTAAGTGGCTTTTGTAGCTTTTGATCTAGATCTACGGTTTTTAATGAAATTAAATCTAGTTCAGATGCTTTTACACTTTCTTTAAATTTACTGATAATTCCAGTTTTCTCTTCGTCTGTAAATGACTTTTCCGTGTCTAAAACAAGATTAATGTCATAGTCTGTGGAAAGTTCCCATGGATTTATCACTACTATGTCATTTGCTGGTACAGTTTTTATTTCGTTTAACCCTTCTCCATTAATATCGCATTTTTCAAATATAAATGAAGGGCTGTCTGCAGTAGCTATTTTATTAGTCTTATAACGCTCGCCTTCAATAACTACAAATGTTTTATTTGTTATCTCAGACACTGCTAAGTTTAATAAGTTTACAAAAGGAATAGGCTTCATAGGATCGCTAGTTATTTCGTCTTTAGCCTTTTCTTCTTCGGACTCTATTTCAGTTACTTCTTTTTGAGTAGTAACTTCTAGATCTTTAGTATCTTCTTCAGTTTCTTCCTCAATAAATTGCTTTTTAAAATCTTCATACATAGTATCTTCTTCAAAGCTTTTTCTTACTGAGAATAGGGAATTTTGATTTGCTGGAACACTTACAACTGATATTTCTAGTAATTCTACGTCTTTAATAGTAAACGCATCAGTTGCTCTCTCATAGTCTGCATCTTTTATTTTGAATCCAACACTAAAACTTTTTAACACTCCATCTTGTATTAAAGTTTTAACTCCGTGTTGGTTCTCAGCAGCATTACTAACAGTTGCTTCAACAAAGATTCCTTTTTTATCTACTGTTATGTTTTTTACTCTGCCAATAGGTTTATTATGGTCATGCTGGTATAAAAGTATAGGATTTCTTCTAAAGTTATCTATGCCTTTTACCCATGCCTCTGGTAGTACTATATCGCCAGTTCTATCTTTATCAATAGTGTTAGCGTATCCAGCAATACTAAAGTCTTTTGCAGTATCTGCACTTTTAACTTCTATATTGTCGGTAGTAACAAAAAATTTATTTTGCATTGGTTACTCCTTTTGCATTTATGTATCTTGTTCGGTAGCGTCTTCTACCTCATCCGCAGTAGGTCTTCCACCCATGCTTGGATTAACTGCGCTACCTGCAATATTTTGAGGTACGCGTATGTGATTTGTAGACTCGTCATCAATAGGTCCAAATCCTAATTTTTGTCTTGCTTCATCTGGAGTAATAATACCAGAGTTTACTAAACTTACATAGTATTGGCTTTGGGTTTTAAGATCAGGTTGTAATGCTGTTATTACGCTCTTATCTGGTTTTATGTCTACTGAATTGAAAAAATGTGAAAATGCACTTGCGAACATAGCCACTATAGGAAGAACTGTGTGCTCATAAAATAGAACTTGATTAGCCGAGATATTCGCGTTATTACCGCTTTTCATTAGAACATATGGAACTCCCATAGCTTTTGACATATCTTGTTCTAATCGCTCTACGCTACTTTCAAAATCCAAGCTCTGAAAGTTTACGTCACTAAACTTATCAATCTTTAATCCGCCGTCTAGTATCGCAGGATTTCTAGCACCTTCAAATATTGTAGAATAGTTGCTTCTCCAACTTTCTAAAAGTCTATCTTTTATCTTTGTGTTGAGAACTGCATCAGTAGTTAGGACTATACCAGGCACTGCGTTGTTTCTAAAAAACTGCTTCTGAAACTTTAGTAGTGCATTATATATATTTATAATACTTTCAAGACTCTTTATACGACTTTTACCTCTAAAGATACTTTCATCATTATCCTCTTTGATGTGTATTATCTCGTCAGCACTAAATTCTATAGTTTGCTGTTTTGAGTCTCTTAGCCCACCATATGTAGAAGAGCCACCGCCATGTACTAAATAGATATACCCTTTAACAAAAGTTTTTGGATCTGTTACTATTTCAACATCGTTAGCTGGCAGTACATAAAAATGATTTCCGTCATAATAAAAGAAGGCATTACCGTCTAGTAAAAGGTCAAAGTATGCACGCCTAAAAAATTTAACCCTGTCTTCAAAAGGATTAGGTCTTTGATTAAGTAGCTTGTGTATCTTTTTTTGAGGCCCACTGCCTCCTACGTCAAAAGGTACTTCTACGCAAGCACTAACTATCATCTCTACCGAGCGATGTATTATTTCTATCTGATCATACGCAGCTCTAAAATCTACGTTATTATCAGGTTGTACAAATGGCTCTCTACTATGAATGTGGGCTTGAACAGGGTTTAATTTTTCTCGTATCCAGCCTATTGGTCCATTAGCCATTTTTACATTTCTCCAGTTTTACTTTTCTGTAACTCTAACCATTTTTGTACTTTCTTGGCAGAGTAGTTAGAGTAGCTTTTTCCATAAATTGAGTGTAGCCTTTGGTGATGCGGCTTACACAAGGAGTATAGATATGAATTGTCTAGATATAGGCTATTCTCAGTTACAAACCTATCTCTAATGGCTAGTATATCTTCTTCCGTCTCTACTATTATCTTATTCTTTTTAGACCAAGAGTGCCAAAGCTCTGCAACGCTATATAAATGATGAAGTTCTATATTTTCATTACACCCGCATATATAGCAAGATTCTCTTGCTTTATACTGACTTTTCATATAGTCTCTTATATATTTTACAGGATCTCTTTTTAATGTTTTCTCGATCATATTTCTAATCTTATTATAGATTTTGTAGTTCAAATAGTCAAAACTTTTTATGTAAAAAAATAAAATTTCGCATTAAATGTAGATGCTTACAGCACTAGCTTTAGAATGAGAATATATAGCATATCGTATAGCATCGCAACAGTGACTAGTCCAGTCGTGAAAAGGTTTTGCTTTATCTGTTTTAGAGTTCCAACGGTATGCTGTCATACTTTTAAAACTATGAGAGGCATTACTTATATCAAAAAATACTTTATTATTTTCTACCAAAGTTTGGACATGTGCAATCCCATCATTAACACTTTTTACAGCATTAGAGCACATAATATCATAGTCATAGGCTAAATCAGCTTTAGTTTGTTGAGCTGCACTATCAATATAAATATTTTCAATATCCCAACGATCTATCATTTCTTGTATTGCTGCAGCATGTACGCTGGTGGTGCCCTCTCTAGCTATATACTCATCTACAACAAAGTAGTTAATATCATCAGTAGCTATTACTACAAAAGCAGTATCATCCCTATAACCCATGTCGAGTCCTGCTATAAAAGTAAATCTTTCATTATCGGGAGTTATTCTATACTCAGCCTGTTCAGTTACAAAATCGTGTAAATGTTCTTTTTCATCTAATTTGTATATTTGACCTTCAAAGGTTGCCCACTCACAATAGTACTCTTGTCTAAATAGTGCTTCTGGTATTGCACGCTTAGCTTCATCAATATCTTCTTGTGTTAGTCTAGGATTAACATGCCATGGATATAATCCGCTACCCCATTCAGGAAAACTCTCATCCTGCCCTCTAAGATAGTAGTCATATAAGTAGTTTTCTTTACCGCGAGGAGTAGATATGAACAAGGCGCGAGAATTAGGGAAAGTAGAAAGAGCAGGTCTTAAGTCACGAGTAAAGTATTCTTCGTCAGGAATCAGTGCAGCCTCGTCAACAATTAAGAGGTTTGCTGCTCGACCAACCAGAGAACTACGGTTATTAGCGCTCAATAGTCTTAAAGTACTATCATTAACTAGTTTTACAACTCTGTCTTTAAGATTAAAACGTTTGGTTTCAATTCCAAAAGCCTCAATCAATTCTGTTGTAAAGTCCCAGATAATTGAGCTAAGATTAAAATCTGGAGCAACCACAATAACTTGCTGATTTGGTTCTAGTAACTTAGCTAATGCAAGTACTGCCGCGCCACTAGATTTACCGGTACGTCTTGCAGATATATGAACCCAGTTTCTATGTTCAGCCAAGCCTTCAACCATAGCTATTTGGCTAGGGTTTAGTTCTTTAAATCCATACTTGTCTGGAAGTTTTTGTACTAGTTTATCTACGGGTATCTTAAAATAACTATCGTTCACTCTGTAATCTTTCTATTTGAATTTGTTGTTCTTTTATTGCCTCTATTAAGAGTGCTACTATATTTTGGTAGGCTACAGATTTAAATTCTCCGTCAGTTCCTACTAAATCTGGGAGTATTTTTTCTACTTCTTGTGCTATTAGTCCTATATTATTTTTTGAATCTTGTTTTGTAAATGATACTCCTCTAAGCTGTTTTACAGTGCTTAGTGCATTCTCTATTGGCTTAACATTACTCTTAAGCCTAATATCAGAAGCAGTAGTAACATCTCCACTAACAAATACGTTTCCTGTGATGGATAAGTTAGAATTTGCAAAA